CGAATGGATCCATTTATAACGATGATGGTGAAATCGTAGTTGTCCATAACGAGAAGATTGAACGTTTGAAAGAATTGGTAGAGACGAACGAAGGAAAACCGATGTTAGTGTTTTATAACTTCAAACATGACCTTCAATCTATCAAAGAAGCATTCCCAAAAGCGGTCGAGCTTAAGACCGATGATGATGTAGCTGAGTGGAACAAAGGCAAGATACAAATGTTATTGGCACATCCCGCATCAGCTGGCTATGGTTTAAACCTACAAGCCGGCGGCAACATCATCGTATGGTATGGGCTAACGTGGAGCCTTGAACAGTATCAACAGGCGAATGCAAGGCTTCATAGGCAAGGGCAAACACAACCCGTGATTATCCATCATCTAGTAACAAAAGGCACGATGGACGAGCAGGTTATGAAAGCGTTAGAACGCAAAGAAGCGGGGCAAGACGCCCTCTTAGAAGCTATTAAATATCGTAAAGAATTGTATAAGGAGTAGAGATATGCAAAAGAAATGTAGAAGATGCGGAGACACATTCACCGTAAGAACACATGAGGATTATTGCCCTGAGTGTGAAAAAGTTATGGCACCTCCAGGCGCAGGCGTTAGTAAAGAGCTAACTTGCGAAGAATGTGGCACAACCTTTATTCACAAAAAGGAAAAGGCACAAGGCCGTTGGCCTAAATATTGTCCTGAGTGTCTACCTAAATATTCGAAAGTACCTAAGAAGAAAGAAGAGATAGAGCCTGGCAAGAATACCGAAGAAACACACATCGAAGACAGTAAAAAGGTAACTGTCTACACGCCTACTATCAAGCGAGCAGATGAGCAGGGCATCCGTATTGAACATGATGCAGTGAATCATCCTTCACACTACACGCGCGGTAAGATTGAGGTTATCGATTTTATCGAGGATCAACAGCTTCCATATCATCTAGGTAATGTTATCAAGTACATCGCACGAGCAGGGTATAAGGGCGACAAACTCGAAGACCTAAAAAAAGCACGGTGGTACTTAGACCGGTACATCAATGAGGTGATGGGGAATGGAACGCTTTAAACAAGGGGGCTGTGTATTAGTATCGAATAATAGCAAACATTGGTTTCATAGACATTTCTTTTGCGTAGATGATGGATTTATGGGAACAGGTAAAGCGATTGTATATGCAGATGGAAAAAGTCCCTGGACGGTGAGTCGCAAACATGAAGACCAATATAAGCTATACGAAAGGTGGAACTACTGTAAAGGGGCGGATGAATGACCGATAAAGAATACATGCTTCAGATATTACGAATTGATGACCGGATTGACTCTATCAAACGTGATATCGATGCACAGATAGAGCGTAAGGCCGACACATTATCTGCCACGGACTATAGCAAGGATAGAATATCCGGTGGGAGTTGTAGTGACTTATCTGGTATCGTGGCAGGCATCGAACAGTGTGTTGAACAGCAACGTAAAGAGATTGAGCGTCTTAAGAGTATTAAGGCTGAAGTTCGTTGGGTGATTAGTCAGGTACGTCCAAATGAGCTGGCAGTTCTTTTGACCGAAAGGTATGTACAAGGGAAAAGCTGGAAAGAGCTAGCCGGTATCTTATTCTATAGTGAGGCAAGAGTACGGGGCGAGCTACACGATAGGGCTCTAGTAGAGGTGGGGCGTATACGAGCTAGATTGAATTAGCGTTGACAATACAAAACGATACAAAACAGTACATCGACATGTGGTATACTGTAAGTGTGAAAGTTGGGAAACTTCACAGGAAATGAATAAGCAAAGGACGCCAAATGTACTTGGCGTCCTTTTACGTTATGCGGGTTTAATCAATATCATCATAGGGGGTACCAACTCTTTAGGCAAATGTGATCCTTCAAAATTATTCGGGGCTATCGAAAAAAAAATCGCGACGTTTCAAAACAATGTTTTTCATAACAAAAGATACTTAAACTACACAAACAAAAACAATCCTACGTACTTAACTATAACGACACCCCTATGGTGATATTGATTAAGCCTGCATCCAATAGAATTAATGAACATTAACTATACTTTAACTGCCAGTAGAAAGGAGCAAATAGCATGACAAATATTACTTGCCACGTTAAAGATTGTTTAAATAACAAACATAATAAGTGTACTGCTAATGCTGTTGTTCTTGGCAGTAAAGGTAACTGTAAAGCCAAAGTCTTTGCTAAAGACGTGATGAAACATTCACGTAAACAACACTGGAGTGGAGGCATGTATGGGGGCTAGAGCTCAGTCTACCCCCGGGGTATTTAAGGTACTCCAAATGAAAAATATTTTGCGTGGGTCATCCGAACCCCGCGGAATTGCTAGTTAATGATTTTTTCGAACTGCTGTTCGGCTTCAAAATCGGTCAATTTTTGAAAGGAGGAGAGACTGTGACGAATGTATCAATCGTTGACGAATTAGTATCATCTAAAATTGTGGCAAAAGTACTCGGAATCAGCTCTCGACGAGTCCAGCAGTTGACCGAGGACGGTATATTCGAAAAGGAAAAACGTGGACAGTATAACATCGCGAAAACAGTACAAGCATTTGTTGCGTATAAAACTGGAGAAAGTAAACTCGAAAAGAAAGCGCGTGAAGGTGGGTATGATGCAGAACGAACTCTGTTAACTCGAACTAAACGAATGATTGAAGAAAACAAACTGAAGATTATGAATGGAGAATTGCACCGCTCGAATACAGTTAAAGCCGTAATGAATAGAATGCTGAATAACTTTAAAAGTAAGCTCCAGGCGTTACCATTGAAAGCAGCACCTAAAGTATTAGGAGAAACAAACCTGTTAGCTATTCAAGATACACTTCTTGATGAGGTGAACGAGTGTCTAACGGAATTGTCTGAATATGATCCAAATATGTTCCACGATGAGTCCGATGATATTGTTGTGGACGAAGACGAGGCAGGTGAAAGTGAGTGAAACACACATGCAACTTATTTAAAGGGATAGCTAGTGTGCTGAAACCACCGCCAAAGTTTACTGCTTCAGAATGGGCGAACGCCAATGTGGTGCTTTCCACAGAGGATAGCGCTGAACCAGGGAAGTATTCCACCGATAGAGCACCGTATCAAAAGGAAATGCTTGATGCGGTGAGTGACCCTGATGTTGAAAAAGTAGTCTATATGACAGGCTCGCAAATTGGTAAAACCCAGCTCATTAAAAATGTGTTGGGTTATTTTATTGACTACTTTCCATCACCAATTATGTTCATGCAGCCTACAAAAGACATAGCTAAAGAGTTTTCTAAAACTCGTATTGCTCCCTTTATTCGTGACACAAAAGTACTGAACGATAAAATGGCCGATGTAAAATCTCGGGACAGTGGCAATACAGTATTGAATAAGACCTTTCCAGGCGGTTACCTGACATTAGTCGGGGCCAATGCTCCGGCAGATTTGGCATCTAGGCCAATCCGTGTATTACTAGCGGACGAAATTGACCGTTATCCAGCATCAGCTGGCACGGAAGGCGACCCTTTGAGCCTGGCCGAAAAGCGTACTAATACGTTCTACAATCGAAAACACGTGTATGCATCCACGCCATTGGCCAAAGGTACAAGCCGGATAGAGAAATTGTATCTAGGCGGTACGCAAGAGGTATGGCACATTAAGTGCCCTGCTTGTGGTGAATATGTATATCCGTCATGGGATAAATTCCACGCAGACGAGGACACCGGCAAGTACTACTTGGCATGTGATCATTGCGGAACACTATCCGAAGAGTTCGAGTGGAAGAAACTGTATCGTGAGGGCAAATGGATCGCGGAAGCTCCGGAGAATTTAAAGAAGTACAATTGCCGAAGCTTTCACATGAACGCGTTTGGCTCGCCTTGGGCATCTTGGGGGAAACTTCAAGATAAATACGAGGAAGCAACTAAACTCGGCACGGCTGGCGTTAAGACATTCTTTAATACTGAAATGGGTATTCCTTATGAAGAGGATACAGAAACATTACAGTCTGAAGAACTTTATGAACGCCGAGAAGAATACGGAGCTGAGCTACCGGACGGTGTATTACTCTTAACTTGTGGCGTAGATACCCAGGACGATCGTCTAGAATGCGAAATCGTCGGCTGGGGGAAAGATTATGAGAGCTGGGGTATACAATACTTCAGACTATATGGAGACCCTGCCTATGATGCCGTATGGAAAGAATTGGACGATATTATATTAAATCGAACATGGTCTTATGCCGATGGCAGAAAGCGAGGCGTATCTGTTACATGTATTGACTCCGGCGGTAGTAAGACACAATCGGTATATAAGTACTGTTCAACTAGATGGCATAAGCGCGTGTACCCTATTAAGGGCGTAGGTGGTGCAGGTAAAGACCTGATTGACGGATTGCCTACAAAGTTGAAGAAGTACAAAACTAAATTATTTAAGCTAGGCGTAGATACGGGCAAGGAACAAATTTATAGTGATTTAAACCAAGAAAAGGGCCGGCCGAGGTATTGCCATTTTCCAAAAGACCATGAAAAGGGGTACGGAAAAAAATACTTTGAGGGCCTGTTGGCAGAAATGAAAGTATCTAAATTAGTTAATGGGCATTTCAAAGAGCAATGGGTGCTACGCCCAGGACGCAAAAGAAACGAGCCATTTGACATTAGAAACTATAATCAAGCTGCCATTGCTATTATGAATCCAAACTTCGATGCATTAGAGGCAAGGAGTAGCAAGGAAGACTATACGCCATACCAGAATACAACTCGTGTAGTGAAAGCGGGAGATGTACCAAAGAAACGGACGAGACGACGTGTTAGAGGTGGAGGAATCAAAATATAGTAACCGTGCCACGTGGTGGACTCCATGAGTGGCACAAGTTAAGCGCTCATATAGGGCGCTTTTTTAAT